AGCGACGCCGCGCGCGGTTTTCGACAGTTTTCCGGCCCCTAAGACAGACAGGTTTTCTAATGCTATTAGATAGCATGACTAACTAACGCTAGCGCAAAAAAATGGCTCACGGATCAGCTGCACCACAACTCGACATGCTGCCTGGTGCATCACCGGCGATCGACGAACAGGACATCGCGACCATCAACAGGTTCGCGACGTGGGTCGGGGGCGACGCCACGAGCATCAAGACCCGTGTCGTCGCGGCCGGGATAGACGCGGTTGTCGAGAACAAGGGGCGGCGCTACTACCGAATCGCCGATTTGTTCTCAGCGTTCTCGACTGAGAATCAGTTTCAGAGGCGCGCCCGCGTGCAGGCCGACGAGATCGAGCTCAGAGTGCGTCAGCGCCGAGGCGAGGTCGTGCCGGCTCTCGAGCTCGAGCAGGAGCTCGCCGGCGTGCTGAAGATCGCGGTCGAGTTCTTCGACACGCTGCCGGACATCCTCGAGCGCGACTGCGGCGCGACGCCGCAGCAGCTCGAGCGGATCGAGCAGACCGTGGACGAGGTCCGCGAAGCGATGTACGAGCGCCTCAGCGCCGCCGGCGAGGGCGACGACGTCGTCGAGGAGCCGGCGGAGGCGTTTCGCGAGAAACGCGTCAAGCAGCCCGCGGATTCAGACGCGAAACGTCAAGTGACCGCGCCACGCGAGCCCACGACAGCCGATGCCGCGGCCGACTTCCTGATCGTCGCGCTGCGCGAGGGCCCGCGCGCAGCGGCTGAGCTCATCGCCGAGGCGCAGGCTGCCGGGATCTCCGAGACGTCGCTGCGACGCGCGAAGGCGAAGATGCCGATCGCGGCGAAGCGCGCCGGCAAGGGCTGGGCCTGGTCGCTCGAAGGCGATCAAGACAGTCAGGCCGGCTGACTGCCTTGGCGATCTTGGGATGCCTGAGCGCGCCGTACGCGCGAGCGCGCGACGTTACGCGCGGCGTCGCCGAGCTCGTGCGGCCGCCGCGGCGGCTGAGGCCGAGCGAGGCGGCGACCGAGTACCTGTCGAACGATCGTGGACCCTGGGCGGCGGCCAAGGCGCCGATGATGGTCGAGCCGCTCGATCTGATCGCGGGCCGTGAGTACACCGGCATCATGTTCGTGGGCCCGGCGCGCACGGGTAAGACCTTCAGTCTGATCCATGCGGCCGTGTCGTACGTCGTCACGTGCGCGCCGGGCGACACGTTGGTCGTGCAGATGTCGCAGGATGCGGCGCGCGACTTCAGCCGCATGGAAGTCGATCGCGTCATCCGGCACAGCCCCGAGCTCGCACGGCGGTTGAGCCCGCGGGCGCGCGACGACAACACGTACGACAAGTTCTTCCGGTCGGGCATGGTGCTCAAGCTCGGCTGGCCGGCGGTCAGCCAGCTCTCGAGCAAGACGATCAAGTACGTCCTGCTCACCGACTACGACCGGCCGGAGAACCGCGACAACGTGAGCGGCGAGGGGACGCTGTGGGACCTCGCGTACAAGCGGATCCAGACGTACATGAGCCGCGGCAAGTGCCTCGCCGAGAGCTCGCCGGGCGAGGATTACGACGACCCGAAGTGGCGAGCGCAGACCGCGCACGAAGCGCCGCCGGCGGACGGGATCCTGTCGCTCTACAACATGGGCACGCGCGCGCGGTGGTACTGGCCGTGCGTCCACTGTGGCGAGTATTGGGAGCCGACTCCCGGCTTAAAGCCGTTTGCGCTGCCGGAGTTTAAGGAACTCACGAAGCTCGTGCTGGCCGAGGACGTGATGTCGATCGCGGCGCGCTACGCGAAGGTGATCTGCCCGCACTGTGGCGCCGCGGCCGATATGACGCATCGGCGCGAAATGAATCTGCGCGGCGTGTGGATCCACGAGGGGCAAACGGTGCGCGCGGACGGCACGGTCGAAGGTGAGCGCCGCGGGACGCCCTACGCGAGCTACTGGCTCGGCGGCGCCGCCGCACCGTATCAGCGCTGGGACGGATTGCTCCACAAGTACCTGCAGGCGGTCCTGACGTACGTGCGCACCGGCGACGAATCTCCGCTGCGAAACACGACTTATCAGGACCAGGGCGCGCCGTACATGCCGCGCGCTGCCGCGAAACGCCGGACACCGGAGGAGTTCATGGAGCGGCTCGAATCCTGGCCGCGCGGAGCCATTCCAGCCGGCGTTCGGTTTCTCACGGCGGCCGTCGACGTCCAGGCGCACCGCTTCGTCGTGCACGTCATGGGATGGGGCGTCGGGCTCGAGTCGTGGCTCATCGAGCGGTTCACGATCAGCCGCAGCCGGCGTGAAGAGGAAGACGGCTTTGCGGTACTCGACCCGGCGGCGTACGTCGAGGATTGGTTCATCCTCGAGGATAAGGTCGTCGCGAAGCGCTATCGCGTCGTCGACACGGAGATCGAGCTCAAGCCGGTGCTCGTGCTCTGCGACTCCGGTGGCCGAGACGGCGTGACGGACAAGGCATACCGCTACTGGCGGACGATGCGCGCGAAGGGCCTGGGTAAGCTGTTCATGCTGGTCAAGGGCGTCGGCAACCTGAACGCGCAGCGCACGGCGCTCACGTATCCGGATGCCCGCGCGCGCAAGGATCGCCAGGCCGGCCGCGGCGACGTGCCGGTGTGGTTGCTCAACGTCAACCAGATCAAGGACGGCGTCGCTGGGGATCTCGGCCGCGAGGAGTACGGGCCGGGATTCGTGCATCTGCCCGACTGGCTGGACCCGGAGTACTTCACCGAGATCACGGCCGAGACGCGGACCGCGAAGGGATGGGAGCGGGCGACGAGCGCTCCGAACGAGGCATTCGACCTGCACGCGTACAACCGGGCAGCCTGCATCATCCTGAAGGCCGAAACGATCAAGTGGGACAAGCCGCCGGAATGGGCGCGCCCGATCGAGGACCGCGTCGAACGCGAGGTCGTCGCCGACGACGATTCGAAACCACGGAAGCCCCCGAAGCGGAGGAATTGGACGACGCAATGGTGATCGCATGAGGTTGTATCCGCTCCTGGCTCCCGCGCGCTGCGCCGAGATCGTGGCGGCGATTCGGGACCAGCAATGGACGGAAGGCAAGACGGCGCGCGGCAACGACGGCGTGAAAGTCACCCAGGAGCTCCGCAACGACTGCGAAGCGGCGCGGCCGCACCTCGACGCCATCATGAAGGCCGTGATCGATAGCCCGCTCTATCAGCGGGAGTTCCTCGAGTCGGCCTACGCCCCGCGCTTCAGCCGCTACGGCGAGGGCGGGCAGTACCAGGTGCACGCCGACTCGGCCTACATGGGAACGGTCCGCACCGATCTCGCGATGACGCTGTTCCTGAACGACGATTACGAGGGCGGCGAGCTCTGCATCGACGGCGTGATGCCGAACGGGCTGCACGCCAGGGTCAAGGCGCCGCCGGGTCACGCGGTCGTGTACGAGTGCTGGCGCCCGCATTGGGTGCTCCCGGTCACGAAGGGCGAACGATTCGTCTCCGTGACATGGTTCCAGTCGCGCGTCCCGAGCGCGGAGGATCGAGAAATCCTAGATCGACTACACGTCGTGATCGACGATCTCGAGCACAAGCGAATGACGGATCAGCAACGGTTCGCCGCGCTCGGGGCGGTCTACGACAAGCTCTACAAAAGGTTCGCCACGCAGCGATGAACATCCCGCAGTCACTCACGGCCGGCGACACGTGGAGCTGGACGGATAGCCTTGGCGACTATCCGGCGTCGACCTGGACGCTGACCTACTACTTCAGCGGGCCCGCGAAGTTCAGCGTGGCCGCGTCTGCCGACGGCGACGATCACGCGGTCTCGGTCGATGCGGCGACGACCGGCGGCTACAAGCACGGCTCGTACGAGTGGATAGCGAGGGTCACCGATGGCAGCACAGTCAAGACGATCGCCTCGGGCGAGCTCGAGGTCGAACCGAACCTGGCCAACGAGGCCATCGACCACCGCAGTTTCAACCAGCGGGCGTTCGAGGCCCTGCAGGCCGTGATCGAGGGACGAGCGACCAATGACCACCTGTCGTTCACGATTGCGGGGCAGTCGCTTTCGCGCATGAGCTGGGACGATCTCCTCAAGGCCTACGATCGGTTCAAGATCGCGGCCGCCAATGACGCCGGCGGCGGCGCCGATCGCGTCTTCATCAGGTTCGGCAGACCGTGAAGGCCCTCGACTGGCTCAAGTCCGTCTTCTCGAAGACGGACAGCCCGCCCGTGCCCGTGCAGCGCGTGTACTCGGCGGCCCAGCCCTCCAGGCTCACGTCCGGCTGGGTGACCGCCACCAGCAGCGCCGACACCGAGATTCGCTCGAGCCTGACGAACCTCCGCGCGCGGTCTCGGGCGCTGACCCGCGACTCGGCATACGCCAAGCGTGCGCGTGTCGTGGTCGTGAACAACGTCATCGGCGGCGGCATGGGCCTGCAGGCGCAGGTCAAGAGCACGCGCAATCGGCTGATGACCAAGGTCAACACGTCGATCGAGGAAGTGTGGAAGCGCTGGAATCGGGCCGAATTCTGCCACACAGGTGGCGGCCTTCACTTCTCCGACCTCGAGCGAGCGCTCATGAGCGAAGTGTTCGAGGCCGGCGAAGTTTTTATCCGCATGCACCGGCAGCCCTTCGGGGGCTCAGACGTGCCGTTCGCGCTAGAGCTCATCGAGTCCGAGCGCGTGCCTCACGGCATCCATCCGCACGTCGTCGGCAGCGCGAACGAAATTCGGATGGGGATCGAGGTCGACCCCTACTACCGCCCGATTGCCTATTGGGTGAGAGACCGGCACCCGTCCGATTTCCACTATCCGGCCGGTCAGTCGAGATATTCGAGCGAGGAAATTCGGCGGATCCCCGCGAACGAGATGATCCATCTTCGGGTCGTCGAGCGCTGGCCGCAGACGCGAGGGATCCCGTGGCTGCACGCCGTGGCGCGGAAGCTCAATGACATGGACGGCTACTCGGAGGCTGAGCTCGTCGCTGCCCGCGGCGCGGCGAATTACCTTGGCTCGTACGATAGCGCCGACCCGCTCGACATGGGTGCAGAAAAGCAGGAAGACGGCACCTTCGAGACCGAGATCGCGCCCGGCATCATCCTGCGGCCGCCGCCGGGCAAGAAGTTCAGCTTCTTTACGCCGAACCGGCCGAACTCGGCGCTCGATCCGTTCATGCGCTACATGCTGCGCGAGGTCGCCGCGGGCACGGGCGTCAGCTACGAGTCGCTGTCGCGCGACTACTCGCAGAGCAACTACTCGTCGAGCCGGCTGGCTCTGCTGGACGACAGGGACCTGTGGCGCGTGCTGCAGATGTGGTTCATCCGGGCATTCCGAGATGAAGTGCACCGCGCGTGGCTACAGCAGGCCGTGCTGGCGCGCGCCATTCCCGGCGTCGCGGTCCAGGAATACGCGACCAACCGCGAGAAGTTCGAATCCGTCAAATACAAGCCCCGCGGCTGGTCCTGGGTCGACCCGACGAAGGAAGTCACCGCCTTCAAAGAGGCGATCAAGGCCGGTCTCACGACCCGCACGAAGGTCATCGCGGCCACCGGCGGCGGCGACGACATCGAGGACGTCGACGAAGAGCGAGAGCAGGAGCTCCAGAACGCCAAGGAGAAGGGGCTCAAGTTCGACACGGACCCAGAGGCCTACGAGCAAAAGCAACCGGCCGCGGCCAAGCCGGCCGAACCTGATCCCGCCGACGAGGATCCGGAAGACGAAGACCGACCGATGAGGGTAGTGAAATGATCATCCAACGCGATAAGCCCCCGGAACACGACGAAAGCGTCGTCACCCGCTTGTTCCGCATCGAGCGACTGCTCGACGACAAGGACGAGAAGAAGGTCACGTACCGCGTGTCGCTGTCGAGCGAGACGCCGGTCAAAGACTGGTACTGGGGGCCACCGAACGTGCTGCTGCATGGCGCCGGCAACATTGACTTGAGCGGCGCCGCGGAGCGCGGCCTGCCGCTGGTCGCGGCGCATCGATCGTACGACCTCAAAAGCATCATCGGCCGCATCGTCAACGTGAAGATCGAGCGCAAGCGGCTCGTCGGCGAGCTGCGCTTTTCGAGCGTCAACGAGGAGGCCACCCTCGTCCGCGGCATGGTCGACGAGGGCACGTTGACCGATATGTCGATCAGCGCGTCGCCGATCGAGATCCGCCGGATCGAAGAGGACGGCAAGGTCGCCCGCGTCGAGTGGACGAAGTGGCGCCCGATCGAAGGGTCGGTCGTCGGCGCGGGTGCCGATCAGTCGGTCGGCATCGGCAGAAATTCAGAGTCAGCGGAACGGTTCCGCGAATCACAGAGGAGTAGAGAGATGGACGAAGAAGTGACCACTGGGACCGCCGCCGAAGAAGCTGCTGCGGCAGAGGCGAGTGCCAAAATCGAGCGCGCCAAGCAGCAAGCGGACGAGAACTTCGCTGTCGAGAGCGAGGCCAAGCGCAAAAAGGCGATTCTCGACCTCGCGCGCATCAACGGCGTCGGTGAGGACACCGCGAAGGCGTGGATCGCCCGCGGCTTCTCGCTCGACCGCGTTGCCGACGATCTGCTCAAGATCTTCGAGGAGCGCGGTAAGTCTTCGCCGGCTTCGATCTCGGCGCTTGGCATCAGCGACGGCGAGGCGCGGCAGTACAGCCTGAGCCGTGCCATCCTGGCGGCCCACACGAACGACTGGCGCAAGGCCGGCTACGAGCTCGAGTGCCACGAGACGATCGCCAAGCGCACAGACAAGGCGCAGTCTCCGGGCTGCTTCTACGTTCCGCTCGAGGTCCAGCGTCGGCAGCTGCCGACCGACCTTCAGGCGCTCGCGCAGCGCTTCCCGCACCTCCAGCGGGACCTGCAAGTTGCGGTGCCGGGCTCCGGCGGGTTCCTCGTGCAAACGAGCAACATGGGCTTCGACGAGCTCCTGCGCAACATCTCGGTCGCTTTCCGCATGGGCGCGACGCGACTTTCCGGGCTGCGCGACAACATCACGATCCCGCGGCAGAGCGCAGCCGCCACGGCGGAGTGGCTCACGAGCGAAACGGACTCGGCGACCGAAAGCCAGCCGGCATTCGTGCAGCTCGCCATGTCGCCGAAGACGGTCTCGGCGTACACGGAGCTGTCGCGGAAGCTGCTCCTGCAGGCGTCGCTCGACGTCGAGGGGCTGGTCAATGCCGACCTGGCTGCGGTCGTGGCACTCGCCGTGGACGTCGCCGCGTTGCGCGGCACGGGCGCGAGCGGTCAGCCGCTCGGTCTCGACAACGTGACCGGCGTCGGTGCCGTTTCGGGAGCCTCGCTCGGCCTGGCCGGCGTGTTGGAGTCGCAGACGGACGTTGCGACGGCGAACGTGATGCCGATGCGCGGCGGCTACGTCACGACGCCGGCCGTTGCGGCGTTGCTCATTGCCGAGGTTGCGTACGCCAACACGGCCTCGCCGCTGTGGGTCGGCAACATCTGGGGCGGCACGATGCAGGGTTTCCCTGCAATGTCATCGAACCAGGTGGCCGCATCGACGATGTACTTCGGCGACTGGTCGAAGCTCGTCATCGGCGAGTGGGGAGTGCTCGAAGTCGACACCAACCCGTACGCGAGCTTCGGGGCCGGCATCATCGGCGTGCGCGCGATGTACTCGGTCGATGTCGGCGTCCGCTATCCGGCCGCGTTCTCGATCACGACCAGCATCAGCTGATCGCGAACCATCTCCAATCCAGTAGAGGGAATCACCCATGGCAGTTCAGCAGCAGGTCCGCGTGCTTCGCGGCTTTCGGCATCAGAGCAAGGTGTTCGCACCTGGCTCCGTTCTCGGTCTCGACAAGGGGGTCGCGACGGAGCTTCGCACCGCCAACAAGGTCGAGTTCGTCCAGGCGGACGTGAAGCCGGTCCACAAGACCGAGCTTCCGGAGCCCCGGATGGGGCGAAAGAAGGGCGGCAAGGAGCAATCCGGCGCGGCCTGATCGTTTCAGCTTTCGGCATCTGCAAGGAGAGAGACCATGTTCAATTTGGGTGCGATGAACGTCATTGGCGCGCTCGCGACGGATCCGGCCGACACGGCCGCGGCAACGAGTGCGTATATCGACGTCACAGGGTACGAGGGCCAGATCGCCGTGATAGTGAGCAACGGCATCATCGGCGCCGGCGGCTCCGTCGCGTATTCGTTCCTCACGGCCTCGGACGACGAGGGCACGGGAGAGGCGGCAGTTGTGCCGGTGAGCGGCGCGCTGGACGCAGCGGACGAGGAGAACGAGCCGTTGACGCAGATGGCCGTGTTCGACACGACGCAGCTCGCCGGCTTCCTGAAGATCGTCGGTACGGTGACGACGGACTCCGGTCCGACCACGTATACGATCCTCGGCACGCCGAAGTACGCGACCTGATCGGCTCCCGTGCTGATCTCTGACGCCGACCGCCTGGCGATGATCCAGGCGGTCGGCGAACAGGTCGACGTCGACGGCGTGTCGACGTGGGTCGTCTGGCAGCAGGATCTCGTCGACGCCGCAATCGGCCTGCACTCGAGCGGCGCGCGAGAGGTCCAGATCACTGGACGCTCTCCAGACCTCAAGCACTTGACGAAGGATACCGTCATCGTGCGCGCCGGCGCGTCCTTCGTGCCGATCATGGGCACCTTTGACGACGACGGTGTCGGAACGATTGCCGTGCGGCTCAAGAAAGCATGACCCACGTCCGCAAGCAAATCCGCGACAAGATCGTTGCGGACCTCGTCGACGCGAGCATCGAATCCGTCGGCGCCAACGTGAAGCGCACGATCTTCTTCCCGCTGGAGGAAGCCTTGTTTCCCCTGATCGCCGTCTACTACGACCCGGAGAGCGAGGCCGTGCAGACCGGCGCCATGGGCGGGAAGCTCGACCGCGAAGTCCATCTGCTCATCGAGGCCTTCGCCGCGGCCGTCGCGGACGTCGAGGACACGCTCGACGCGATCGCCGAGCGGATCGAGCAGACGATTACCCGCAAGCTCGGCGGGCTCGCCTACGAAGGCATGTTGACGAGCACCGAATTCGAACGGCATGGCGAGGGCGATCAGGAGGTCGCGTCGGTGCGGCTCGCCTACGCCTTCCGCTACATGACCGCGTCCAACGATCCCGGATCGACGACTCACTAGGAGGTATAGGCAATGGGTGTTGCAACAGGCAACGATGGCGCGATTCACGTCGGCGGCAATGCTGTCGCGCAGATTCGCGGCTGGACGTTGGACCGGACGGCGAACCGGGTCGACGCAACGGTGTTCGGGCAGAGCTCCCGCTCAAGTCTCGCGGGGTTCGCAGACGGCACGGGGTCGCTCACCGTTGCATGGGACGAGACCGACGCGAACGGCCAGGAAGCGCTCATGGCGGCGTTCGAGGACAAGACGACTGTCTCGATCGTGCTGTACCCGAAGGGGAACGAATCGAACCTGCCGAGGATTACGATCGCGAACGGCGTGCTGCTCGGTGTTTCGGACTCCGGCGGCATCGACGAGCTGCTCGAGCGCACGTTCGAGTTCGGCAAGTCGACGGGCGAGATCGTGGAGGACGTCGTTCCGTGAGCAAAGACACGCTCAACAAGCTGAAAGCCTTTCGCGAGGCGGCGTTCGCCGATCTCATCGAAATCCCGGTGCCGGAAATCGAGGAGACCTGGTATGCGTCGACGACGATGTCGTTGCGGGACTACCGGCGCATCAATGCGATTCCGGCCGGCATCGATTGGTCCCTCGAGACGGTGCTGGTGCTCGCCAAAACCGCCGACGGCAAGCGCCTGTTCACGGACGCCAACAAGGCCGATCTCGAGGCCATCCCTCCCGGATTGATCACGCGCGTCGCTCGGGAGATATGGGAGCACCTCAAGACGCCGAACGCCGAGGAATCGGAAAAAAAATCCTGAGCGACCCCGTGCTGCAAGAAATCATGGCGGTCGTCGACTACTACAAGCTGCCGTTCGAATCGGTGCTCGACATGGCGGCCGACGTCTTCGGCCTGCACCTGGCCTGGATTCAGATCGTGAACGATCGGAGAAAGCATGGCTGAGCGCGTCCGATTTCGGATCGAGGGCGAGAACCGAACGGACCTCGCCTTTCGCCAGGTCGAGACGAACCTGCAGCGGATGCAGCGCCGTGTCGAGACCGTCTCCCGTGTCTTCGTAAGCGCGTTCGCGGCGACGGCGGTCGTCCGTCTCACCGGCGAGATTGCGCGCGCATCGGTGCAGATGGAGCGCTTCGAGCGCGGTCTGCGTGCGGCCACCGGCTCCGCGGCGCAGAGCGCGGCCGAGCTGGCCTTCGTCCGCGAGCAGGCCGATCGGCTTGGGCTCAACCTCGAGTCGGCGGCCGAGCAGTACACGAAGCTGACGGCCGCGGCGCGCGGCACGACACTGGCCGGCCAAGCGTCACGGGACATCTTCGTTGCGGTGTCGGAGGCCTCGCGCGTGCTTGGGCTCTCTGCCGAGCAGACCGGCGGTGCGCTGACAGCCATCGAGCAGATCATCTCCAAGGGAAAGGTCTCCGCTGAGGAACTTCGCGGCCAGTTGGGCGAGCGGCTCCCGGGAGCCTTTCAGATCGCTGCGCGGTCGATCGGCGTCACGACGGCGAAGCTCGACGAGATGCTCAAGCAGGGCAAGCTCACGGCCGAGGAGCTGCTGCCGGCCATGGCGCGCGAGCTCCGCTCGACGTTCGGGCCAGAGGTCGAGTCTGCGGCGAACGACGCCGCGGCCGCCTACGAGCGGTTTCGCACCGCCGTCTTCGATCTCAAGGTGGCGATCGCGGACAGCGGGCTCATTGGCGCTCTCTCATCCCTGGCGGATTTCAGCGCCGCTGCCGCCCGAGGCATCGGTGCCGCGCTCGGCAATACCTCCCCGGTCCCGTTCGAAAGCGAAATCCGCAAGCTTGAGCAATTCATCGACCTTCGTCGCGATCTCGCGCGCGAAGGCTTCCTGCAGGACTTCGAGTTCGAGGAACTGAACGAAGCGATCGCCAAGCTGATCGAACTGCGGCATCTGCAGCAGCAGTCGCTAGGGCTCGGTGCGGGCGGCGCGGTTCCGGTTGCGCCGACGGGCGACGCCATCGTCTCCGAGGTCAACGCCGAGCTCGAGAAGATCCGGCTCTCGAACCGCATCGGCCCGATAGAATTGCGGGTCAAACCGAAGTTCGAGCTGCTGGACCCGACGAAGCCCGGACTGCAGGAGATCGAGCTGCCGGACATCGCAAAGGTGCCGGTCAAGATGACGCCGACGATCGACCTGCTTGACGTCGAGGAGGAGCTCGCCAAGGTCAATACGAGCTTCGGCACGTTTCGTGATTCCTTGGCCGCGGGGCTCTCCGATGCCCTCACGAGCGCGTTTCTCGGCATCGACCAGGAGTGGGACGAGCTGCTCAAGCGCATGGCGGCGCGGTTCTTTTCCGAGCAGTTCGTCGGCGCCTTGTTCGGCGCGTTCGGCGGCGCCGTCGGCGACAACACAGGGATTCTCGGCAAGATGTTCGGCAAGCCCACCGCCAGAGCCTCGGGCGGAGGCTTCACGGCCGGCCAGCCGCTAATGATCGGCGAGCGCGGTCCCGAGCTCGTGCGCTTCGGCCGCGGCGGGACCGTCGACAAGATGGGCGGCGCCCGCGGCGGCCTCAATGTCGTCGTCCACAACCACGTGGGCGCGCAGGTGACGACTGAGCGCCGGGAGCGCAGCAACGGCATGTCCGAGCTGCTCGTGACGATCGGGCAGATGGTCGATCGGAATCTCGCGAGCGGTGCCCATGACGACACATTCCGGGGCCGATTCGGCCTCGCGCCTGCGCTGGCCGGGAGGCGGTAGATGTCCGCTATTCCTTGGGCGCCCGACCTGCCGCAGCGCTTCCTGCAGGACGGCTACTCGATCGCGCCGGTGGACAACGTGATCCGCGAGACCATGGACGTCGGCCCGCCGAAGCTGCGCCGACGGTCGACGATCGCTGTCGTTCGCGTCACGGCCGCGATGCGGATGACCGACTCCCAGCGGCTGACGTTCAACGACTTCTTCAGGCAGGTGCTGTTCGAAGGGACGATACCGTTCGCGCTCGACGATCCGGACGGCGTCTCGCGTGAATATTTCGTCATCGCTCAGCCACAGATGATCCGCGAGGACCTCTATTGGCGCGTGGCGCTGCAGCTCGAGTACACAGAGTAGCCGCGTGCCACGCACGATCTCCCACGACGCGATGCGCGCCATGCTCGCGCAGTCGACGTCCGAGGTATTCATCGAGCTGCTGACGATAGATCACGCGGACCTGGCCGAGCCGATCCGGCTCTGCAACAACGCGGTCAATGTCGTCTCGAACGGCGACACGTTCAACGCGTTCCCGTTCTTCGCTGAGCTTCCGAGCGACGAGGAGAACAAGGAGCCGCGGTGCACGCTCACGGTATCGAGCGTCGACCAGTCCATCGTGCAGGCGGTGCGCGGGCTGCAGGGCCGGCCGTCGTTCCTGATCGCCGTCGTGACGGCGAGCGACCCGGATACGTACGAGTTCAACCCGCATCCGTTCACGGTGCTATCGGTGCGGGGCGACGCTCAGACGCTCGTGTTCGACATGATTTTCAGCGAGTTCATCCAGGAAGCGTTTCCGTTCCTGTCGTTCAGCCCGGTGCACTTCCCGGCGCTGCACAAGCGGACCAGCTAGCGTTTCGCGAGAAACGCCTTGAGCGTATCGACGTGGGCTGCCAAGTATGTCGGTACGCCCTACGAGGATCACGACTGCTGGGCCCTGGCGCGGCTCATCTACAGCCAGGAGCTCGGCGTCGAGGTGCCGGCTGAGCCGATCTCCTGCCGGCGACTGTTCGCTGAGGTGCCCGTGCCCGAATCGCAACCGTTTGATCTTGCGCTCATGCGAGCGCCCGGCGGCTGGCACGTGGGCGTCGTCATCGAGCCGAACCTGATCCTCCATTCGAAAAAAGGCACGAATGCAGTCATCACCCGCCTCGACGGAAGAACCGCGCGCTACTTCCGGCATTCGGCTGGTCGCCGTCCGCCACGCGCTTAGCCAGGAGGTATTCGAATGTGTCGCGCCGGCCGGCCTCACGCTGCGGGAGCTGATCGGTAGCGACTCGAACGCGTACTGCGTGACGGTCGGTGGGCAGCCGGCGCCGTCCGCGCTGTGGGACGAGCTCGTGCCGGCCGACGGCGCCATCGTGACCGTGGTGCCCGTCCCGCAGGACGATGGCGTCAAGCAACTGATCCTGACGGCAGGGCTCATCGCCGCTGCGGCCTTCGGTGGCCCGGCGATCGCGGGCTTAAAGGTGTTCGGCAGCTCGGCGCTTCTAGGCGGCACGACCGGCGCGGCATTCTGGTCCGGCGCAATTTACGCGGTAGGCTCGCTTGCGATCAACGCTCTGATCCCGCCGCCGACGCTCGAGCCAGAGAAAACACCGCGGCAGCTCCAGGCCGTCACTGGGGTGCGCAACGAGTTCCGCCCTTTCGACGTCGTGCCGACGATGTACGGTCGTCACCGCGTCTATCCGTCCTATGCCGCGCTCCCCTATACCGAGATCGTCGGCGACGATCAGTACTTCAACGGGCTGTTCGCGCTCGGCATCGGCTCTCACGACGTCGCGGATGCGAAGATCGGCGAGACGCTGCTCACGAACTATCAGGGCGTCGAGATCGAGAAGACGACCAGTCCGGGCTGGCCGCTGATCATTGAGCAATCGCTCAACCAGGAGCTCGACGACCCGGCGAAGCCCGGCACCCCGACGTCGACGGCCACCTTCACGACCGAGGACGACATCGAGGAAATCTCGGTCGATTTCATCTGCCCGGTCGGGCTGATCTACGTCAACACGAAGGGTGAGCGGCGTACGGTCTCGATCGACTTCCAAATAGAGTTCCGTGCCGCGGGCTCGAGCGACCCATGGCAACACGTCCGTACGCTCGTCGCCGGCGATGGGCAGACGTGGATCGAAATGACGATTGGTCCAAACACGATCTTCGGCACGCCGGGGCTCGCGCCCGACAGTTACGTCGGCCCTGTGCGGGCAAGCCCCGCGAACGCCACGGATTTCCGGGTCAGCGGCCGAAGCCGCGACGCAATGCGCTTCGGCATCAAGTGGAAGACGGGCAGCTCGGGGCAATGGGACGTCCGCGTCACGCGCACGACGCTGTGGCAGAACCTCGTGCAATTCAACGGCACCGACACAGAGCTCGAGAAGTACCTGCAGGCGTTCATCTGGACGTCGCTGCGGTCGCATGACGTCGACTCTGCGGCCGTCTCGACCGATCAGGGCGTCGAGTTCCTGAAGCTCCGGATCAAGGCGTCGGACACGCTGCAGGGCGTCATCGACCAGTTAAACGTCGTCGCGACCCGGAAGCTGCGGACCTGGAACGGCAGCGCCTTCACGGCAGCCGCGGCGACCCGGAATCCGGCCTGGGCCTATCTCGACATGCTGACCGGGCCCGCGAATGCGCGTCCCGTGACCGATCCGGAGGACCGCATCTGGCTCGACGAGCTCGCGGCCTGGGCGGCCGCGTGCGCTGCTGCCGATCGGAAGTTCGATCGCGTATTCGATCAGGAGACGACGGTGTTCGATGCGCTCGGTACCTGCGCCGCGGCCGGCAGGGCCGGGCGGAGCCTTCGAGACGCGAAGCATACGGTCATCCGCGAGGAGCAGGCGACCGTCCCGACGCAGCTCATCACGCCGCGTAATTCGTCCGGCTTCTCGTTCGAGCATCGCTTCGTCGACATGCCGCACGGGCTCAAGTGCCGGTTCCTGTCCGAGGACGAGGGCTGGCAGCAGGACGAGATCGTCGTCTATGACGACGGCTACGACGAGAACACTGCTACGAAGTTCGAGACCGTCACCTTCGACGGCAAGACGGATCCGGACGAGGTGTGGAAATTCGGCCGCTATCACCTTGCGCAGGCGAGGCTCAGGCCCGCGCTCTACACGTGGAGCATGGACGTCGAGCACCTTGCTTGCATCCGCGGCGACCTGGTGCACGTGGAGCACGATGTCGTGCTGTGGAACGTCGGGCGCGGGCGCATCACGCGCGTGTGGGGACAGAACGTCACGCTCGACGAGTCGTTCATTATCACGAGCGGCACGAGCTACGTGCTCAAGGTCCGGGTCGTGCGCGCCGACGGCGACGTCGAGGTCATCGACTATGCGGTGACGGCGCCGGCCGGCGTCGCGGTCCGCACGTTCAAAGCCTCGACGACGCTCGACGCCGACATTCGCGTCGGCGACATGGCGGTGATCGGCGTCTCGGGCAGCGAGGACATCGCGCTCAAGATCATCCGGGTGCAGCCGCGGCAGGGACTGCGCGCAGAGATCACGGCCGTCGACGCGGCGCCTGAGATCCTCGACGCCGACACGGGCGACATACCGGACTACGACCCGAACATCACGGCGCCGGTGCGGCCCGAGGACGTTATTCCTCCCAAGCCGATCGTCATCCAGATCTCGTCGGAGCCGAATCTCGACGTGATCATGCCGTCGGGCGAGCGCGCGGCCCGCATGGTCGTCGCCTATCGGCTGCCGAGCTTCCAGGGGACGCTCTACGACCGCGTGCAGGCGCGCATCCGCGTCGTGCAGGCCGATGAGGAGCAGCCCTGGGTCATCCTGCCGGCGCAGGGCGTCCGCGGTGGCTCGACAGCTACGTTCGACGTGGAGCCGGGAGAAACCTATGAGGTGCAGCTCGAGTTGCTCACGGTCTACGGAGCGCGCTCCGGCTGGTCCGCGACGACGCAGCACGAAGTGGAAGCGCTGACGCTCGCGACCCCCACGCCGGACGACTTCACCGTCCTGCCGGAGGTGGGCGGGCTGACACTTCGGCTCAATGTCACGAATCTCGACCAGCGGGCGATGGACCGGATCCACGTGCGCGTCGGGACCGTCAACGACCGTGACCACGCGACGACGACGTCGTACTGGTTTCCGCTCACGAACAACCTCGAAAACCCGGACCGGCTCGACTGGTTCTTGCCCCTTCCGGGCGGTTCGAAGAAGCACTACCTGTGGGCGCGGATCGAGGACCTGTACGGCAACGTCGGCGACTATTTCCCGAGCTCGTCGACCGCCGGGATCGAGGCGCGCCCGAAGGCCGCATCGGTCACTGTGTTCGAGGAGCACTTCGAAGGCTACGAGACCGAGGAGGACTTCTACAAGCACTGGGACGTGCTCTTCGGCTCGCCGACGATTTCGTTCCCGCAGACCGGCGAGAACGGCGGCAAGGTCATGCGCATCGAGGGCGCTGCCACGTTCGTCCATCGCTCTCTGATTCCGTACGACGCGGAGGGCTTCACCTATCGTTTCAAGGTGCAGCACAAGCGGGTAACGGCGGACGCGGGCCGAGAGGAGACGTCGATCGGCTACCTGCCGCTCAAAGAGGACGGACTCACCTCGTTTACAAGCAGCGGCGGCTCGGAGACGACGGACCCGGCGTCATGGACTGCGCACTATAGGCCGGTGATCCTCTGGCAGGCCGATGAGGAATACGGGACCGATGAATGGCGGCGGGTGTTCGCGCATTTGATTCAGCGCACCTCGACCGCGAACTTCACGTCAGGATTTCAGGGGCAACGCGATCTGTATCTGCCGGGCACGGCGCAAACGAAGACGCGCTATTTTCGACCTGCGTTCGAAGTCAACGACGGCGCTGGCACGACATCAGTGGCAGTTTGCGAAGTCGATAGCCTAGTCATCGACCAGCCGTTCCTTACACCTGTGTTTGCGATCCTGCCGGACCAGAGCTTCGACACGGACCCCACGTACTTCTGGAGGACTCAGGGTCTTGAGGGCGGCGACCCGTTTGAATTCCAGCCGACAAGCGGTGAGGGCGGAGGGGGCGCCGCCTACGTCCACATCGACGGCGACGAGGGTGCGCAGCTGAATCCGAACACGCTGCTCGAGGTCACCGGCGACACGATGACCGTGCGCGTCCGCTACCGAATCGAGCCCGGCGGCACGGTGAACGCCAGCTCGCGCATCCGGGCGTCCGCGGCGCCTTACAGGGCGTCACAAGCAGCCGGGCGCCGGTGGATCGCGCAAAGCTCGCTAGACACCGATCAGGTCTCAGGACTGGTATCGGACGGTTCATGGAACACGGCGACCATCACGCTCGACATCTCTGGCGCTTTTGTGGGCGGCGACGCCATCGCGCCAGTCATCACCGCCGACGGTATTGGTACAAACGATTTCGACATCTTCATCTCGAAGATTTCGGTGAGGTTCTCGTGACCATGATCTACCGCCCACGCCATTTCGCCCTGCACGAGCTCGTGTACCCGGAGCTCCTCGAGGCGCGTGGAGACGCCGCATGGGAGCAGCTCGACGCGGAGTCGCTGGCCGGCCTCGACGCGCTGCGCGATTGCTTCGGCCGGATCATCGTCAACAACTACTACTGGGGCGGGCCGTACCGCGAGTCCGGCCTGCGGAGCTTCGACACGTCGACGGGCGCCCGCTACTCGATGCACCGCTTCGGCCGCGGGTTCGACCTGAAGCCGCAGGAGTCCACGCCGCGGGAGATGTTCGACTACATCGTCGAGCACCCGGACGCGTTCCCGTTCACGACGCTCGAGGACGTTGAGGTTACGAAGACGTGGTTGCACGTCGACCGCCGCAACAACGCGGCGCCGGGGGTCCGGATCGTCAGGCCATGAACCTAGGGGCATTCGCGGTTCAAATCTGGCGCGAGTGGCGGCCGTTGAGCGCCGATAAGCGAGAGCGGCGCAAGGCTGACCGCGCCGCTCGCCGCCAGCAGAAAGGACTTCCACCTAAAAGGAGAGATCGCATGAAGGAGAAAGACGAAGCCCAGGTAGAAATGCCCAGCGGCGAGAAGTTCACTCGCACCGAGCCGACGGTAATGCTGCGCACTTCGAGCAAGCAGGCTGTCGTCGGAGCCGCCGCGTTGATCCCGATCATTCAGGGGATTCAAGAGATCAACTTCCCGTGGCCGTGGCTCGAGGCGTTCACGAACAGCGATATGTTCGCGCAGGGCCTCTTGCTGCTGGCGACGGTCATTCTCGGCCGTTTCGTCAAGAGCCCGATCCAGCCGGGGCCGGTGTAAGGTCGGCGGGCTGACCCCAAAGGAGACAGACCATGATCTTATTTCTCATCTTGTTCATGCTCGCGCTCGACTTTTTGCGGTTCAGCGCGGACACGAATTTTGTGATCGCGCTGGTGTTGCTGATCGTCGGCGCGGTGCACGTCCTGACCGGCTGGCCGAGCGGCCCGCTGATCGTCGTCAACAAGCGCAACTGACTCTGGGCCGCAGACGCGATGACCGACACCATTGCTATCGCCTTCCTGCTGCTGTCGCTAGGCTGGCTGGTGAATGCGCTCGCGACACTTGTCAACGTCTGGCTTACATACCGTAATTCAAAAGAACTTCAGGCGCAGGCAAAGGCAATGCACGAAGTCGCTCATAACACGAATTCGATAAAGGACGAGCTAGTTGCCGAGGTGCGTGCAGCCAGCTTTGCGGCAGGCAAGAAATCTAAGGGAAATGAGAAAATCTCCGGTGCGCTGAAGGCCGATAAGCCATGACCGAAGGGGCATTCAAGACGCTAGCCCCGTGGCTCTCCGTAGCCGTGCAGGGCATCACTATCTTGACCGTGGTCTCGGGTGCGGCGTGGGTGGTGGCGAAACCGATCATTCAGGAAGCCATCACCGAGAATGTGCGCAACAGCATCAGGGATCTCGAGACCTCAACGGCAGAGCGCGCGGTGCAGCTTGAGACCGCATTCAATGAGAATAACGCTGCGCTCGCAATGCGGCTATCGCGCCTCGAGGCAAAGCTCGACATCGAGCCCGAGCTCCGCAGCTTGATTGCGTTGCGCTGCATGGGGCAATTTGGCGTCAACTCAACGATCACGCGCCTGAAAAGAGACTATCGATTCAGAACGGGGGACGATTATCAGGAACCCGATTGTGAGCGCTTGGTCAGGTAATGGCTAACTGAGTGTGCTTCGTTCGTCCAGAGGGCTTTAGTGGATGGCGGCCGGTGAGCTACTCCGGCGGCTCGCTGATCGCTCATCCCGGTGCAGGCTTCCGCATGACTCTTGGCCGGAGTTGATGCGTACTTTCAAGCCGGGAGTTCCTTTCGCCATCCCTAAAGACCACTGATTCACTCAGACTCGCGCCATTCGCATTCTGGCTCGTGCTGCGTTCCACGCGCTGCGCCGCATTCAGCACAAACGTCACCGATGATATATCGCGCTCCATCAGCAGGGAGCAATGGCACATGATTGACGGCGCAACGTCCGTCCGACAAGTGGTACAGGATTTCATCGCCGTCCTGCTCTATTTCGGTAACTCGCAAAGGCTTGCGCTTCTCTACGGCGGGTGCCTCATCCAGCAAGTCTAGAATCGTCAGAGCGAAGTCCACGCGCCCCCTGTCAGTGGCATCAAGCCGGCCGTGTCGTGGTGACGGATTTTGCTCGTCCTCGCACTTTTTTCGGATCGCGCCTAATCTGCGCAGAGCATCGTCGCGCTCACAGAGTGCACACGGCGAACCTCGCCAGCCGTGTTTCTGGCAGACGGCCGGGCTGGCAACTAGGCCGCGCAGTTCATCGCGTTCCCTTTCGCACTCCTTGGCAGCGTCGCGCTCGGCCTCGACGCTGCGTAGCTTGCTCTCCGCATCGGACGCTCGACGTCCAAGCTCGTGCTTGTCATCCTCGCAGTGCGAGTGATCCTCGCTGAGCTTGTGGAGCTTGAGCAGAAGTTCATCACGTTCCTTTGCTGCCATACGAGCGGCAGTGCGCCCAGCATCTGTCGTCATGAAGTGATCCAGGCTATCGATCCAATTGTCGCTCATTCCGTCTCTCCCGCGCTTCCAGTAACAGGCTGTTTTTGACAGCTCATGCAGATGTCTTTGCCGTCACGATATATCCAGCCACGCTCCGCGCGTGCTTGCTCTCGTTCATGCCCAGGGCGTAGTTCGTGGGCATTGATCGTCGCGCCGCAAAGGTCGCATACGACGGCTAGGGCTCTAAGCATCGCTGCCTCCAGTAATCACGGGAGCCCTAAGCAGGCTCACAACGTGATTCGCGAGTTCAGCGCCAATGTTGATTCGGCCGTGGCTTAGGTGTCCTGTTGGCGTTTCGAGCGACTGACGTACTTTCTGAATCAATTCGTTGATGATGTCTTGTCTGTCGGCTGGATCGACAGAGTTAGGGCCGTGCCCCCACATAGAGCACCCGCAAATTTCGCACCTGCATTCGTGTGGCATGCTCATCGCTACGTGTCTCCCGAGTACAGCGGCAGTTGGGTTGGAGCGCAGCCGGGGAATCGAACTCCGGTCGGATGGTTGGAAGCCATCTGCTCTACCATTGAGCTAGCCGCGCACGGTTTCTGTAGCAGCGTCTTACGTCCGTCTGCACTGCGCCCCTTGACCGTCCATCCTGCCATTTTGAAGCAGTACCCAGGATTAGGCGACCGCACTTTGCGGTCCCAAACGTAGGTAAGGAAGCCGTCAGGGCCGCAGCTATGTCCAGCTTCCGAAATCGCTCGTTCGGCGTCCAGCACGAGCTCGCTAGATAGAAACCGTCCCTCGTTGCGGAAGATCGTACAAGTCCAGCCATCGAGCCCGTTCATAGCCTTGAGCCCGGAGTCAGGGTGAGGACGCCACCAGCCCCATACGGCGTTATCTGCGATCAAGACAATCGTCTGCCCTGGCGGCATGAACTGAGGCGAGCCGACCTTTCGGCGGCTGTAGTGACGATCCGCTAGCGCGCAGCCGCGAACGTCGAATTTCGTCACTCGCTGCCAATAGATCACGAGCGCGTGCCTTCCCGAGACTCGTGCATGTACATCACGACCCACCGCGTACCCGGTTCCTTGCGGCAATGCGCCTCGGCAGCTCCTTGCGTGTCATAGAGTGCGATCACGTTGCGGCCTTTCTTGACGACATATACGGTTTTCATCGTTCGGAGTCCCTCCGATTCCATTGCCGAATTGCCTCGGCGATCGGTTCTCGGTCCTGATAAACCGTGACTTGCACGGTCGCCCAGCATTCCTTGTTTTGGCAGTTGACGGTCCCGATCGCGTTACCTTCGCGCTCCGGATCTTTCGGCCCGACGACCGGCGCGGCGCCGCAAAACGGACATGGCAGCGGCTTATCCACGGTTCGCGTCCTCCGAAGGCGCGGGCTTTGACTCGATCTCGCGAAGCGCCCGCACGTACCAGACGTTCTCGATGTCCGCATCGGTGATTTGCCGTAGCTGTTCAGGGCTCTTGATCCTCCCCCACCACGACTCGCAGCCAAAGATGTACTCCTTGAGATCGGGCACCCAAATGCACGGGTTCGGAATGCCGATATTCACGTCGCCGACATAGATGCCGAGATATGTCTTGTTGCCGTGCTCGTCGCCACATGGGCGGACGGAGACGAACTCTCCAGGCTGGGCACCGAAGCCCTTGCTGATGATGTCTTGTTTCATGCTGAGTTCTTTGAGGGCAGGCGATCATCAGAGTCCGGCCCACTGTGGCTAAGGATATTGTCGAGGTCGGCAGCGAGCAGCGGATAATCCACGCGGCAGCTATCGGCATATGCCTTGAGAGCCGGTAGCGCGTGCGGATCGTGCGTCAGGTCGAGCACGAAATACTCGCAGTCTTCGTGCTTTCCGCCAGGCTCGCTAGAGCCGTCCATCCGCTCGATGTGGAACTTGTCGTAGAGGCCGCGTGATCTATCATCCATTGTCTTACCTCAGCGCGGGCGCATTCGAGGCGCCCAGTCCTTACCATTGCAGGGCTTGTCGTCCGGCATCGAAAACCAGCTAACGTGCCCCTTCCAACAGCCGAGCCGGATGCCTACGGCGGCACTGCTCCCAAAGCTGTACTCGCAAGTGCCGCAGCATTTGGCTTCCTTGTCGCGCGTTCCGTATGAGGCGTATACCGGCACTGATTACTCCCAGCAGTGGCGGGCAGCCCCGGACGCCATGTCGTTTTTGACGTGGTTTCCTGGCCGGAGTTGTCCGAGACTGCCCATTGGTAAATTCTCTGCGCTAGACAGGTACGTATCTGACGAGCCAGCTCTTGTGCGTGTACGACCACCACCAGTAGGTGTGATGCGGCAACGCCAGCGGGCTATCGTTCTCGACCCACGCGCGGACCATCCAATTGAATCTCACGCGCTTTTTACGTCGGCTGCTCATGTCATCCAGTTCCCAAATGTTCGTAGCCCTTGTCGCGAGCCCAGTTGAGCTCGGCCATCGAGTCCGTTGTTCCGCCGCGGTCGGGGTGCCGCTGCATCGCTAGCCGCTTGTAGCGGTCCTCAAGCGTCTCTCGCGTTACGCCAACGAGAGAATCGAAGCCGAGCACGTGCCACCACTGAGCGGGATTCGGGAGCGCCTGGAAGCCTTGGAAGGCCCGTTCGAGCATGTCGCCAGTTCCCCATCGCTCGATCCCTCGAAGGGCATCGATCGTCTTGGCGATAGCGAACACGTTGTCCTCGACCTTGTGCCACTCGTCGCACGCGAAACAGTGCTGCGTGCCCTTGTACATGAAGTAGACGGCGACTCCAGGATCGTCCGGTTGGCGCTGGTTCGCATAGGGAAGCCCGTCGAGCCGCAATTCGAGGTTCGATGACAGGATCGGCAGCTTGCCGCCGAGCAACTTGATCTGACGAAATGCGTCGTCGCGAGCTTTGCCGAGCGTCAGGCCATGCTTCGCACCGAAGCGGGCATGTTTGCGCCAGCGCGCTCGTTTGCGACCGGCCGGCCATTGCAGCGGGAACGCTGTGACCGGCTCGGCTTGTCCGTTGCCCACCATAGACTGTTTCTCCTAGTAGCCGCAGCTAGTAGGATTGCGCGCAGGCAATTGAGCGGGCTATTCTTTCGGACGCCCTTTCACGGCGACAACCGGGGTTCGAATCCCCGTGGGGACGCCATATCAAAAGCCTATTCATCGCAATCCGTCCCAATAAATCCTAACGGTTTCAGGGTTTTGCCTAATCGTCCCGATTGTGAGAATAAAAGTCATTGGGTTCGTGTGTCCGTGCGGCAGTTAGGTATTGACCGCGAACATATCGGCTTGCGCATCGGCGCTCGCGAGATTCGCGCACGCCTGCTCGAAGTACGAGCGCTTCAGTTCGACGCCGACAAATCGGCGCCCGAGCTCGATCGCGACGTATCCCTCGCTACCGATGCCGGCGAACGGCGAGAGGACGATATCGCCCGGATTCGTCCAAAGCTCGATGCCGCGGCGGATGACCTCGAGCTGCAGCGGCGCGATGTGGCGCTCGTCGTCGTGCTCGCGCGCGCTCCGGTATTGCAGCGTGTCCGACGGATTGATATCGGTCCACACGGGCGACGCGACGCGTTGCCACTTATCGACCGGGTAATCGTCATGCGTGACCCGTTCGATGGGGTCGCCAGGCGCACGCATCGTCACGAGGTAATCGGGTATCCCCTGACGCGCCATGCTGCTGTTCTTGCGTACCGTCTTGTGCAGCAGCCCGAGCGCTTTCGTGCGCTGCATGGCGGTCACTGGATCCTTCCAGATCACGACTTCGGAATGGTGGATGAAGCCGCGAGCCTCGAAGCATCGGATCAGTTCGCCGCGGAAGTCGCGGAGCCCGATCACGCCGCTCATGGCCTTCGACGTCGGGAGCAACATGCAATGGAACGACACATCCCGGCCGGGCTGCATGATCCGCACGAGTTCGTCTACGAGATAGCCGAAGTGCTCGAAGAACTGTTCCTGCGTCTTGCAGTTGCCCATGTCGCGCGGGCTGTTCGAGTACGTGTACAGCGACGCGAACGGCGGGGAAAATATCGAGTAGTGGATGCTGCGCTCGGGAATGCCCTTGAGCACTTCGACGCAATCGCCGAGATACAGCGCCCAGTCCTTGCCCGTCCGTTGGTCTACGCAGCGCATATAAACTCCGGGAGCTTCATTGGGTGGCGATCCTCGTATTCGTTCGTGGAGTGTTGAGCGCCGACGACGTTTCGGCGAACGGCCTCAGCAGTGAATGAGACCATCTCGGCCGCCATCTCGGCAGCGGACTGCTCCTTCCGGTTCAAATTGGCGACAACGGCGCCCTCAAGATCAGAGGCGAACACGTGCACTTGGACAGGCCGCGTTTGACCGAACCGCCAGCAACGCCTAACCGCCTGGTAATAGCTCTCGTAGCTGTCTGTCACGCCGACAAACGCCATATGTGCGCAGTGTTGCCAGTTGAGCCCGAATCCCGCGATCGATGGCTTTGTGACGATCACGCGCGCGCTGCCGTGCCTAAAGGCATCGAGCGCCGCTTCCTTCTCGTCGAGAGACTGCGAGCCACGGACCTCGATGGCGCCATCGATGGCGTCCGCCAGCATCTCGGATTCAGCGTTGAGGTCACACCATACGACCCACGCGCCATTCGTCTCGTTGGCGAGAGCTGCGCATGCCGATACGCGCGCGTCGATGGACTTGCGTCGCGCGTTCCGGCGCTCGCTCAGCGTCGAGGCCTCCATTGCGAATAGCTGCCCAGCGAGTGGCGCGGCTTCGCTCTCGATCGTGTGTTGCTGGACGTTGAGCCATGGGAGCTCGTATCGGGAGCCGTCAAAGCCGATATCAGCAGGGTTCCGCACGACCGCGGCCCACGAGCTAACCCACTCCCAGAATGCTGCCCGTGCGTGCCCCTTGAGGCGCCAGTCCTGCGTTTTCGCGGCGTCGTGGACGAAGAACTCGGCCAGCATTTCCGGGCGCGAGCACACGCCCAGGAACTCGGCATGTGTCCCAAGCTCGGTCCAATCGTTCGGCGCCGGCGTCGCGGTCGCGCAGAGTTTGTACGGCGTATCTGCGAAGGCCTCGGTGAGCAGCCCGAACGACTTTGAGTCGTGGTGCTTGATGATGCTCGATTCGTCCAGCACGGCGCCGGCCAGCGCGGACGTATCGAACTTGTGCAGGCGCTCGTAGTTCGTGATGCAGATACCCTCGATGGCGGCAGCTTCGCGGACATGACGCACCGTAATGCCCATGGCCGCGCCTTCCTCGACGGTCTGCTCTGCAACGGCCAGCGGCGCAAGGATCAGCACGGAGCCGCCAGCGTGCACCCGGACGGCATCGGCCCAAGCGAGCTGCATGCGCGTCTTGCCGAGGCCCGTATCTGCGAACAGCGCGCAACGCCCGGTCCGCAGCCCCCATCGTGTGAGGGCGTCTTGGAAATCGAACAGGTGCGGATTCACGGCCGCGGGCTCGAAGCCGGCCGGGCGGAAGCGGGCAAGCTTGTTCGCGATGAAGGTTGAATAGGTCATTGCTGGCTGAAAGCGCGCGCGCTATGCGAGCTGACGCGCGAGCTTCGCTACTTGGCTTTTGACGTAGCCGAGAGCTTTGTACGTTTCATACCTGTCGCTGAGTCCCAAGCCTCTCTCGCGGTAATATCTCGCGTACTTCGGGCTCAGATCGCCCGAATGCGCACAGTCGAAACCAAGCCACCATACGTGCTTGGGCTCCCCAGGATCAGGAACGTGACAGACATGCTTCGACTCGTCGCCAGTGTCGGCGCAGAAGTCGGCGAACGTGAGCCCGCCGTGAACGTCGATGTAGTCGCTCTCGTCGTCATCTATGGGAGTGACGGGCTTGGCGTCGTCGTAATTGATGCCGAAGCATGGGTGCCCCTCAGCGACTCCCACGTAGCCGCACAGCGCGCCTGACGGATTACGAACGATCAAGCATGGCAGGCCGGTAGCCTCGTCCTGCCATTGCATCTTGTCCGGCTCGTCATCCCATTCGCCGCGGTCCCATTCGGACTTATCGACAGTTCGCCATTCTCGTGCTTGCATGTTTGCTCCTAAAGGAAACTGGATGGTTGAGGCAGGAGCGGTTGCCCGCCCCTGCCATTCGCGGTTACTCCTGCTCGCCTTTAAGAAACGCGAAATACTTCTCTGCCGACTTCACTATGTCGTCAGCGGTTTCCTCTTTGAGTCGATGCCGCACCGCGTTGGCCAACGCCTCAACTCGCAACTGATACTCTCGATCATCCATCTCTATCTCCTTACGGGGTCGTCCCGTGGTTACAGTGATCTGCGTTGGTTGTCCAGTTGGCTTTAGCTTTCGTTCGTGATGCGGATCTTGGCGGCGGTGACCTAAAAAGGCGGGCCGCCAGCAGGAATGACCGCAGACAAGTCAGCGCGTCCACTGACACTCTCTGATCCGCGGTGAGGGCCTTGCTGGCGTCCCATTGATAAACCTCGATACGCTATCCCGTATTCGCCGACGATCCACGTACCGGACCAGGGCGTGTGAATGACCGCGTAGCGTTGACCGTTTTTGGTGAAGGTGAACATGAGTCCTCGTGCCTAAACCGGACGCTGGCCTATTTCTTCCGCCGCCCGCTGAACCGATTCGGCGCACGGCAGGTCTTGAAGTGGCTGACGTGTTTGGTGGCGTCGTATTCGTCGTCGTCAGCCTCGACGGTGTCGGCATCGCATGGCATGTTCGCGCCGGTCGCAGTCTTGAGCCATACGATGCGCGCGCGGCAGGACGGCTCGCGGCAGCGGGTGATGCGGCGCTCATGGGCTTCGGTGGTGTCGGTGTCGAAGGTCACTGCAGCGCGTCCCTCATCTCCTCGTACTTCGCCTCGACCGGCAGCGGGAGCTCGCGGTCGCTCGACTGGTAGTCGGCGACGATCGCGGCCCACGTGTCGGCGAGCTTCTTCGGCGACTTGCATTGCATCAGCGCCTTGACGGCCGAGTCCTCGTCGAATGCGGATGCCGCGTCGGCGGGTGCCGCGAGATCGGCCTGCTGCGGTTCGGCGGCCGCGTCCGTCGCCTGCGACGCGATGCGCGCGGCGGCCTCGTCGCTTGCCTGCTTGACCGTCTTTTTCTCGGCTGGCGCGAGCTGCGGCCAGGCTTCGGCCCGGCGCTTCTCGAGCGCGTCGAAGGCGACCTTGTCGGCGCAGTGCGAGTAGGCGTCGACGAGCTCGATGCCGATTCCGCCGGCCGCCCACTGAGCAAGCTGCTCACCGATGTCCTCGTCGAGCGGCTTGCCCTTGGCGCCGGTGAAAATGCCGCGGAACTGCTCGGGTAGCTTCACCATCATCTTTTCGCCCTCGCGCTCGGGCTGCCACGTTGGCACGCCCTCGGCGCCCGGCATCAGTAGCGCCTTCGCGGTCAGCTCGTAAACAAATTCTTCTCCGGCCTCTGGCATGAAACCGAGCGGCACGGGTTCCTTCCCGCGAACGAGCCTGAGCTTTTCCTTCGCCCGGAAGCACGCGATGATGTTGAGGTTCGCCTGCACAATCGCATTGATGAGCTTGCGGCGGGCGGCCTTCGGCTTTGCCCACGCGAGCATTTTCACGCGCTCCGCCTTGTCGGCGTCACCGCCTGACAGGCGGTCGACTTCCTTTTGGTGCCAGTCGAGCACGCCGCCTTGGCCTGAGTGCTCGTGCGACAGGCTGTCGATCACGATGATTCGCGCGCCGGCATGGGCGCAGTGCTCGATCGCGTCGATGTAGTCGAGCGGCGAGAACGGCGGCGCGAAGGGAACGTGCGTAAAGCGAAAGCGATCGGCGTACGCGAGCGCCCGATTGTGCTCAGTGTCCACGAGAAAGATCTCACCACCGGCGACGCGCTGCATGCCGGTCGCCAGGCGCAACGCACTGAAGGTCTTGCCGCTGGAACTCGGGCCGACAATGCCGAACAGAAGCGGCGTTGCGGCACGGACGGCGGGGCGGTGCTCGAATCTACGGGGGTTAGCAGCCATGTTCGCTCCCTTGGGAAGTTGGCGCTCGCCGCGTACTGCGCGGGCGGCGGTTCTGGGCTTGTTCGGCGGCGGTCGCCCAGCGGCAGTTGCCGGGCTCGTAGTTGCCGTTCTGGTTCGGGTAACGGTCAATGGAGTGTTGCAACGACGGTCTGGGCCCCATGTCCGCAAGGAAGTTCTCGAAGCTGTCCCAGCGCGCGCAGACGCGAATGCCGCGGCCGCCGTAGAAGTGCCAATCCTTATGCCGTGGATTGGTGCACCTCTGTCGCATCGCTTTCCAGATTTCGTAGCTGGGTGTGCGGCTGTGGCCGTGCGTCCGGTTCAAGTCAGCGGCGTGCCGGCGTTTAAGGCATCCGCACGACCGTGTCGTGCCATTGACGAGCTTTGCGCCGGACACTACGACTACTTCGCCGCAGTCGCACCGGCACTGCCAGCGAGCGTTACCGTTCTGGCTGTCGGCTCGTGCGAGAACAGTCAGCCGATGAAACTTGCGCCCAAGGACGTCGAGCGGTTTGCGAGCCATCAGGCGAGCCCCTCCTGATACAAAGCCCAGGTCGGCGCTTCCAGGCTCGTCACCGACGAGCAGTAGCTCGGCCAACGATCGGCGTTCAAGCATTTTTCCCAAAGCTCGACGGCCCGCCGCCATCGCCGCTCGCCGAGCTCGCGCAGCATCCCATCCGGCGCCGCCGGCACGACCGCATACGGCTCCTCGAGCTCCATGAAGACAAACAGGAACTCGATCCGGCCCGCGAGCTCGGGCTTGAGCTTCTCGATCGCCGACGTGTAGGCGGCGTGCTGGATGTCGTAGCCGTAGTCGTACGCATGCCGCGAGCACGTGCGCGCGTCTGCCGAGACGATCTTCTTGAGATCGATGATGCGGCCGCGCGAGAGGATGACGTGATCCATGAGGGCCCGGCAGAGGACGTCGCCCTCGAAGCCCGGCTCGTGCCACTCGAACGCGATCTCGCTCTCGCCGTCGAGCTCGATGCCGTGCCGCGCGATCGTCGTTCGCAATCGGTCGGCCGCGGTCTCGATCGCGGCGAACCTGTGCTCGAGCATCGGGATCTTGCCGGCATCCTTCGCGGCGTCGCGCGCTTCCTGCGCGGCCTTTTTCTTGAAGTCGTTGAAGCCGCTGATGATTTCGACGTCGACGCCCTTGCCGAGTAGCAGCTTGTGGATGATCGAGCCGTCGTCGGTCGCTTTGGTCGGCGCCCGCCGGATCCCGCCGAACCGCGGATGCTCGGTCCACGCATGCGCCGGCGAGCGCGTGATCAGCGTGCGCGCGATCGATTGCGACAGCGACGGCCGCTCGCACGGATCGAGGAAGTACTCGTCCGGTGTGACCGGCAGAATGCGCGCGCGCGCCGAGGGCTCGGGAACGGCGCTCATCGTCTCGACGCTCGAATGCGTACCGCGCCGAGCTTCGCCCGCGCCATCTTCGACTCCCGCAGCGTTCGCCGCAGCGAGACGATCGCCTCGTGCACCTTGAGGCTGCAGACTTCGAGGCGCTTAAGGCGGTTCTCCGCTGGCGGGCGTTGCGCGCTCATGCTGACGCCTCCCGCTCGATCGGCTCGATCTGAATCCCGAACGCCCAATGTCCGTTGTCGAGATCGACGACGATCTGATTGCGTAACGCCCATGCGATTTCCGGCACGTCGAATCCGTACTTCGGGTCGTCCTGGCAGTGCTCGATGTGCAGCACCTTCGCCGGCCGCGGCTCATGAAGGCCGAAGCCGCTCCGGTGCAGGACGGTGTCGCCGACGCGTAGGATGGCGCTCACGCCGCCGACACCCGCTCGAGACCAAGCTCCTCGATGCACTCAGCAGCGGCCAACAACCGATCACAGACGAGATACGCCGATAGCCCGTCCTTGTCGGTGAGCGAGCGCGCGAAGTCCCGCAGGAACTCCGCATGCGCCGCCGGCTGTCCGTGTCGCCGCCCCTCGATGTACTGCGCGCAGACGATGAGGCTCTGTGCGACCGAGTAGGCGTGCTGCTCGTTCATCGTGGCGGCGAGCGTGTGCAGGAACTCGATGAGGTCGAGCTCCTGATACGCGTCGCGCCAGCTCGGGCGGTCGTATTCGAAGTCGGTGTGGTCGTGCAGAGCCATCACGCCTTCTCCCGCTCCGCTTCCAGTTCAGCCAGTCGACGCATGTCGTCGAGCGCGGGTTGGTTGTCAGCGTGGAAATCCGGCACGCGCTCGAGCGTCGGGTCGCTCTTGAGGTAGATAAACGTCGCAGCGGCGGCCGTGCCCATCGCGAATTCGAGCGCGGCTCCACCTGCGCCAGCCAGCGTCACGATCCAGCCGGCGCGGCAATGCGTCGTTTCGCATCGGTGCCAAGTGCGCATGTCGAGCG